GGTCAAACAAATAATTTAATTTTAAACTCTAGTAGTAAAGGTACTGCTAGAACATTATTAGACGCTGGCGATAAAATACTTATAGAAGAATCTACTTACGGTAAATTTACTAGAGGTGAGACCGTAACAGGTCAATCATCAAATGCAACTGCTATTATATTAGTAGAAGATATTGCTAATAACAGATTAATAATATCAGCACAAGATAAATTTATAGATAATGAAATAATTGTAGGTTCTAGTTCAGGCGCTCAAGCAAATATTACTAATTACAAACCAAATCCTGTAAATAATATTGTTGACTTAATAAATTTTAGGGATCCTGATAAAGTTATAAACCATTTTTTAACTAATATGAGAGATGAGTTTTTAGCAACTCTCCCAGAAAATTTAGCTGCTAGTGTAGATAAAAGAAAATTAATTAAAAATATTAAATCAATGTACAGGTCAAAAGGTTCTGTACGAGGTCACGAAATATTTTTTAGAATATTGTTTGGTGAAAATTCAGAAACAATTTATCCTAGAGAACAAATGTTAAAAGCTTCTGATGGTCAATTTGACTCATTAAAAGTTTTAAGAGTTATTGCTACAAGTGGTAACCCCTTATCTTTAGTAGGTAGAACAATTACAGGACAAACCTCAAATGCGACAGCTATAATTGAAAATATATCTACTTTACAAATAGGTGACCAATCAGTTAGTGAATTAATATTAAATCAAGATTCTATTAACGGTACATTTACTGTAAGTGAAGAAGTTAGAGGTACTAGTTCAGATACAGATGATTACTTTGTTAAGGCAAATGTTACAGGTATTCCTGGAAATAAAAATATTACAAATGACGGTTCTCTAAACTCTACAGCAGATACAATATCAATTACAGGTGGTGGTACAGGTGCATTATTTCAAGTTCAAGAAATTGGTCCTGGTAAAATTACAGAAATAGTTATTGACAACGCAGGAACAGGTTATCAAGTAGGTGATAGTTTAACATTTACAAACACAGGTACGGGTGGAAATAATGCAGCCGGTTTTGTAAAAATAGTAAATGGTGGATTTGCAGGCGAAGATAATACAACAGGAATGACAACAGGTGATAGACTTGTATTAGAAGATGAAACAAAAATAGGTGGTCAATATGAGGGTGATGTTTTAGTTCAAGAAGAAGCTACCGATTTAGGACAAATTACAGATTTCTTTTTAACAAATGGTGGTTTACAATATACATCTTTACCTACCGTATCAGTTACATCATCTACAGGTTCTAATGCAATTGTTAAAGCATATGGAGATAACATAGGTAAAATTGTTAAAGTAAAAACGGTAGAGTTAGGTAGAGGTCACGAAAACTCTCCTACACCTCCAACTTTAGGATTTTTTAACAATGTTATTGTAACAAACATATCAGGAACATTTATTACTGATAATACGGTAACTAGTTCATCTGGTGGTTCAGGTACTATTGTAAGTTTAAATGTAAATACAGGATTATTAAAAATAAAAAATGTAACAGGTACATTTGCTGTTAATGATACATTAACATCAGCTACTTCAGGAACTTGTACTCTTAAAAAAACAGATGTTGCAACTGCTAGTGTTGATGTGGTATCTGTAACCGATACAGACGGTAAATTTATTAGTGAGAGAGGTAAATTATCTGAAACAACAATGAGAGTACAGGACAGTTTATACTATCAAGATTACTCTTATGTTTTAAAAGTAGGTCGTTCTATTGCAGATTGGCGAGACGCATTTAAAAAAACTATGCATACTGCTGGTTTTTATTTTACAGGTCAAGTAGATATTGAATCGAGAGTTACAGTTACAGCTGCAGGTCCTGTAAACTTAGCAACATCTGGCGGAACAGAAATACCATTCCCTACAATAGCAAATACTTTATTCTTATCAGTATTTGGTAGAAGATTAGGAACAACAAGTGATGGTACATCATTAAGACCAAATGCTAAAACAAAAGGTTCTATAGATGTAAGTAATGATTATGTTGACCCCTTTACAACAAATACTAGAGATGTTACATTAACAAGAGAAGATATTGAAATTGATTATTTAAGTAGAAGAAGAAATAACTTTGTTGATGGTGGTGGCACAACGCATGATGTAAGAAGTGGTTATGCATACGGTGGACCTAGAATGGCCAGTTTAAATAGATTTGGTAATACAGTTTATGGTACTTCATCAACTAATTCATATGCAACAACTTTTGAAAGACTAAATGAATTAAGAGTTAGAGGTACAAAAACATCTTTAGACGGTACAGCAATACCTTTGTTCATGTTTAGTATAGACCAGGCAAAACAAATTAAGTTAAACTATGCATTTCCAAGTCAATTGGCTGTAAGTGCTGACTTGTTCAGTAATACATTAACTAAATTTGACTCTGGATTATTAACTTTTGATGATAGTACACCATAATAAAGTTTATAAATAGTCATAAGGAATAGGAATCATGGCAAAAAATGTAATTAATAGAGGCTCTACAGCAAATGACGGAACAGGTGATAATCTTCGTTTAGGTGCTGAGAAAATCAATAGTAACTTTAGTGAAATCTACACAGCTTTAGGTGACGGTACTAATATTAGTGGTATTGTTAAGGTTGCTGATGATAGTTCAACGGTTTCAAGTATTTCTGCCAATGGCGAAACTTTAAGAATTCTAGGTGGTACAGGTATCACCTCAACTATTTCTGGTAATGACCTAACTTTAGCAGTAGATAGCACAATTATTACAGGTTCATCTACTACCGTTTTAACAAATAAAACTATTAACGGACCTGATAACACACTTACAAATATTGCAAATAGTTCATTAGCAAATAGTTCAATAACAGTTTCAGACGGAAGTAATACATCACCTATAAATTTAGGTGGCACTTTAAATTTTGCAGGCACAGCTAATGAGGTTAATGTTGTAGAAAACGCAGGTACCGTTACAATCGGTATGCCTGACAATGTTGTAATTACAGGTAACTTAACCGTAAATGGTACACAAACAACCGTAAACTCATCTACTATTGAAATTACAAATTCATTTACATTTGAAGGATCAACTTCAGATAACTTTGAAACAACTTTAAGTGTTATAGACCCGACAGCAGATAGAACGGTAAATTTACCAAATGAATCAGGTACGGTTGTTTTACAAACAAGTTCAGATACTTTAACAAATAAAACTTTATCAGACGCTTCAATAACAGGTTCAACAGGTACTATAAATTTAACAAGTACAGATAATAGAATTAGGTCATCATACGCAGGCACAGGTTCTTTACCAAGTAATACAACATACGAAGGTATGTTTGCTTGGGACTCTACTGGTAATAATGCATATGTGGCCGACAATGCAGGTTGGGTAAAATTAGTTTCTGAAAATGATAGTGTTGGTGCATTATCAGATGTTAATATATCAGGAGTTGCTGATGGTAATGGACTAATTTGGAGTTCAGCACAAGGAAGATTTAACGCAGGCTCATTGCCTTCTACTGGTTTCAGTATTGCAATGGCTGTAGCTTTATAGTAAGGAGAAAAGATGGCACAAAACTTTAGAAGATATGTAAGTAACAATGTTGGTACTTCAGCTGTTACGGTATATACAGCTGATAGTAATGATACAGTTGTTGGAATATCTGTTGCTAATGTTGCCTCTGCTACAATTAATGTAAGTGTTTATATAACAAGTGGTGGTAACGACATTCACTTAATTAAAGATACACCAATTGTACAAGGTTCAGCATTACAAATAATTGACGGCGGTGCTCGTTTTGTTTTACAAAACACAGACGCTTTAAAAGTTATATCAGATACAGCTAGTTCAGCAGATGTTTGGATAAGCGCTGTTGATGATATATCAACATAATAGGTAAATAGGAATAGTAAATGGCATTTATAGGAAATAAACCGGCAGATACTTTTCACACAACGGTTAAACAATCGTTTACGCCTGATAGTTCTACTACAGCGTTTACATTGAATCAATCTGTTGCTGGTGAAAATGAAGTTGAATTGTTTATTAACAATGTTCGGCAAGAACCTGGTTCAGGAAAAGCCTATACAGCTGCAGGTACAACTTTGACCATGTCAGAAGCTCCAACAACTGGAGATGATATGTATTGTATATTTCAAGGTAAGGCACAAGGCCATCATTTCGTGCCAA